TAAACCGTTACGTATCTAATGCTCAATATAAAAGAGCATATGAAGAAATTAAAAAATGCATAGTCCTATGCGCTAATTGCCACCGAATACACCACTACGAAGAAAAAGTTACCGCTCGGTAACTATTAACTTAAAAACCCCCACTATTAACTTAAAACTTCCCGAACGGGAAGAAAAAAAACCCAGCCTTGTGAGCTGGGTTCTCAGAGACTCAGGAAGTGCTAATTAAGCACCTGCTGAACCGTACATTCCGAGTGGATCGGACCAGCCGAAGCTGTAACGCTCACGAGACTTATAACGTACGTTACCGGTGTCGAAGTCGCCGTCCATTGAGTTCTGTAAAGGAACACGAACGAAGTGCTTCATACCGTTAGGTACATCAGTAGTCAAGAACCAAGCATTGGTGTCTGTCAAGAAATGGTTAATTGCATAACCTTCTGGAATAGAACCGTTGTTCTTGAGTGCGTTGATGTCGTTGTCGTTAGTACCAACACGGAGTTCAGTTTCGAGCAAACGAGTTGCAACGAACTGGAGTGAAGGAGGAACAACTAACTTACGTGGTTTAGCAGCAATCAAAAGTGAACGCTCATCTGTCCACAAGCTGATTTGAATAACGGCGGCTTCCAAAGAAGTTTCGTTTAAGTCAGCAGGTGTAGAAGGAATGTTACTGTTGGTACCACCAGAAACCAATGGGTGTGCGCTAGAGAACAAAGGAACGCCATCACCGCCGTTGTAGCCAGAAGTGAAGCCGTTGTTCAATACAGCAGCAGCTTTAACTTGCTTGGTATAAGCCATGGAACGAGCAAGCGCTTTAGTATAGCGAGCAGACAAAGAGTCATACAAGTTATCTTCAATTGCTTCTTCGGTCAGAGAGAAGCCCTGAGCGATTGTTTCATGGTTGTATCGAGCAGTCCATGCTTCTTGACCATTGTCATAAGCAATCGGTGCGCCTTCGTTTTTAACTGGGGCAGCACTAAAGCCTGACAATTTGGTTTCTTCTTCGAAAGAACGCTCAGAAGTCTCTGTTTCATAAACTTCTTTATGTTCTTCACCATAGCGAGCATATTCCAAACCGAACAATGCGTTCAAGCCTGGGAGCAACTCTTTTAGTAGTTGGGCACGAGAAATAGCCATTTAAAATACTCCTTAGCTTAAGTTAGTGCCGAGTGGGTTGTTGTACTGATGTGTGTTAATTTTCACGATAACTTCGCAGAAAGTCGTGGCAGTAACGTTTGTATCAGGAACAACAGCGATCACACGGAATGGGAGGGAAGATGTATTCGCACCGGATGCAGCAGTGACAAATGCGCCAGAATCACCGGTAGTGGTAGAACCAGTACCCATGTTGTAGGACATATTTGTACCAACAGCAGCGGCAGTAACAGTTGTAACTACGCCATTAGCGTAAGCAACAGCTACTTTGAATGCAGCCAAAGGATCATCAACTACATAAGCAATAGCGCTAGTCACAGATGTACCTGGGTAGTACTGTGCCTGAACTGTTTGACCTGTGGAATTGACATATTGGCAACCAACGAAAACACCAACTGGATTACCAGAAGTGATTGCGCCAGAGCCAGCGGATTGAATTGTGCCACCATTGACGATAACAACAGTATCACCGTTATAGATTGCAGTATTGTAATTGCTTGCAATAGGAATCTGACGGATCGCACCGGCGTATGGCAAGCCATCCACACGGTTTACTGCTTTAAAGCCATAGGGAGCGCTAACAATAGGATAAGCCATTATTTAACTCCTAAATTAATAAAATTTAACTACCTTTGCCAAAGCTAGTCGTAGATTTCCGCTCATTAAAGAGAGGCATCCTTGGGTCACTTTGACGCATAAGAGTGTTGTCAACAGAATCCGTCTGTGCTTGTGCTTGCTTGCTGTAATAATCATTACGCTGCTTCACAAACTCTTCTGGAGTTTTGCATAACAACAAACCACCGATTTCAATATTGTCTTTAAAACGACTATTGGCATCGACTAGCATTTGAAACTTGGGTTGTTCTTCAACCTTAACTGGTTCCCAACCTTCTCTGAGTTTGGCAGATAAGTTACGTGGGTCAGCATTATTTAAGGATGAAACACGAATCCATCGATACGCATATCCTGCCTGTTTGTCTGGTTCGGGCAAGAGTTCTGGCGGTGCCCAATGCGAAGGGCGCACATCCAATTCACGACTATCTAATTCACGGGTCAATCTTTTTTCAGCCATTTGAAGCCTCCAATTTTTGTTGTTCACGAGCATATACTTCGGGCGTTAGGCCCAATTTTTTAATTAAGGCCATCTGCGTCTGTTTTAAACGTACCTGTTTGGAGGACGTAGAACGAGTCGCCGGAGCTACAACCGTGCTGGGCTTCGCTTTTGCAGGGGCCGTTTGGGGCTCCCGATCTGGCTCAGCTTGACTACCTTCCAGGGTTTCAAAGTACTCTGGAAACTTTCTGCGCATTGTTTTGTCAATGTGCTTGAAGTATTGATCTGTACCTACCACATGGGCACCGTACTCATCAACTAACTCTTCGTGAACCCCAACAGCAAAGTTTGACATAGCTTTTTTGGAGCCATACCATGGATTTTCATCCAGCCAAGATTGAGTTTTTGGGTCAACCTTAGGCCGCTGTTGTTCCACTTGAGGACTTTTTACCGCATTTTCTTCTGATTGTAAAGAAATATTTGGTTTAAATTTCTTAGCACTATCAAATTTAATCTGCGCTTTCATTAATTCAGACTGTGCTTCAGCGATTCTTTCTGAATCACCAGACTCAATTGCGTCTTTATAAACACGTTTTGCTTCTTGAACTTCGGCTTTTGCGGCCGCTTTTGTAGACTCAGTTAGCTCTTTTGACCCAGTTTTAAGGATTTCTTTGAGGCGTTTGTTCTCCTCAACGAACCTTTGGGCAAGTGCAATGGCTTCCTGTTGCTCACGCATAGCTGCTTCTTTAGCACGACGCTCATCATTCCAGACCTTTTTATATTGCTTTAAACGCTCTTTTTGCGCTTTGAGGTCATCTAACTCTTCATCGTCATCAGCTTCTAGCTTCTTAACAATTTCTTCAGGCATCGGTTTTTTATTCCGATCCTCTGGTGGGGTGTCATCCTCGATAATAAATTCAAAATCATCGCCAGCATCTTTGGCTTTGATCTCTACCTTTGCAGGTGCTTCATCAGGAAATGCAAAATCTTCTTTTTCAAATTCAGCCATTTGGGGCCTCCTTAAATGAACTTACGGGTTATGCCACGTGGGTCTTGGACCACTGCTTCTACCGTATCGTCGTTGATAATCCGGAACTCTTTGCCATGAATGACAAGGCGAGTACCAGCGTTTGGGCGAACTAAAACGAAATCACCTGGCTTGCAGTATGGGCCGTTGGGGAAACGTTTGTCGTCTTTGTAGCAGTCCGGACCTAACTCAACTACAAATAAAACCGTAGATAAAATCTCGTCCTTCTTGATTAAATCGTCAGGCTTATACAACTCACTGCCATCAAATTGTTCTTCTACTTGCGGTATTGCACACAGAATGCGGTATCCCGATGGTGTCGGAAGTTGCTTAGCTCTATCCTCAATAGGGATATTTTCTTCTCTGTTAATTTTTGGCATTGGGTTGCCAAGTGCATCGGTAATGATTATTTCTCTACTATCGGGGTTTGAGCCGATAATTAGTTCACTCATCAGAGTTCTCCAGTCGTTGTTTAAGGTCACTTAGTTCAAAGCGTGCAGTCAGTAGACCTTTAATCTGTCCGCACACGTGTTGGTATTCAGCGTAGTCTTTGGCTGCGCCTCCACCCAAACTCTCTTCCAGACTTTTAATCTGCTCATTTAGTTTTTGGACTAAATGATCGAGGTATTTATCAAACATTATTCAGTGTTCTCCTTTGGAGTTTGTTGACGCTGTTGCGCCTTTTCCTGCATACGTAGCTGATCTTTAGTTTTGGCTATATCAACTCCCATGCGCACACCTTCGAGGTGCTGTTTAGCGGTAAGGTCCATTTTGTCTTTCTGGGCTTTAGCGCCAACTTGCATAGCGGCAATTTCTTTTTGCGCAGCAATTCTAGATTTCTCAATCTCAATCTGGTCGGCTTTACCTGCAGCGTCTGCCTGCATTTTGGCTTTCTTGATTGCAACTTCCTGGGCTTTGAGCTGGAGTTCTTGCATTTGCATTTGAACAATCGGATCTTGCTGAGCTTGTTGTGCTTGCTTAGCTTGCATTTCTTGTGTATCCCGTTGTAATAAGGCTTGTGCTGCTTTAGCTGCCAGTTGCGATACACGTACTTCAATTTCTGGAGGCATACCAACCTGTTCTCCATCTTCCTCATCTGGGTGGAATGGAAGATCAAGATCCATTTCTGCTTCCATTTGCTTACGATATTCATAGGCAATATGCTCATTAATATGAGCTTGCATAGCAGACTGCATCGCTTGGGCGTTCGGATTCTGACCAATCATCTGCATCATTTTTGGATCTTGCATAGCAGACATATGAACCGTAATATGCGCCTGATGATCTTGGTATAAGAAGGCCTTAACCGGTTTCATCATGAGAATGTTTTGATTCTCAGTGATTGGGTCAGTTGGTTTTTGATCTTCTGGTAACTGTACTAACTGGTTTGCATTCTTAATACCCAACACATCTAACATCTGACGATGTAGCTTAGGTAGGTTATAAATTTGTGGAGCGCCCTGAGCCAGTTGCAATACTGCTTGGTATTGGGTAATCTTTTGCGCCATTGTTGCAGCGTTTGGATCACTAACTGGTATTACGTCAACGTTGTCGTAGTCGCTTTTTTTAGCAGATGGTGCTCCAACTACTGGCTCGTATTTGTAGGTATCTGGAGTGTAATCACGAATGATATCTCGAAGTAACCGAAGCTCCTCTTTAAATGAGTAGTGGATGCGGGCTTGTACAGCGGACATTACTTTTAATGTACGCTCCAGAATTGCTAATGTTGTCCCAACAGGCGCTTGTGCGCTCATGTCAGAGATTTGTAAGTCGGCAGCAGAAGCGAAACGGCGACCTTCTTCAATAATTTTATCCATTAAGCTAGCCAATACTTGGCTTGGCTCTTTATATGGTAGCGGCAAAAAGTTGTCACGCATTGTACCGGCTGGCACATCTACGTCACGCCATTCTCCTGGGCTTATCGGTGTGTCATCGCCTTTGACTCGCATCCCACGGGCCTTAAAGCCACCTGGCAGATTCGATAATGATCCTGCATCAACCAACTGGCGTAGGATTGAAGTCCCTGACTTAGCAAAAGCCCCGATAAGATGAATAAGACCAAAACAGTAGAAGCCAAAACCGGGAATATAACCATAGTGTACAAAATGACTGCGCTTTTTCTTATGCTCATCTTCTGGTCTCCAGTTGCGACGAATAGACAATACTTTGCTAGTCGCTTTATCAATAGTCACGATATATGGCAGAGCAATGCCAGTAGGTTCACCATCTTCATCGGTGTCTTCGTAACCAGGCAAGTCTAAATCAACTTGCATTTCTAAAATCTTATAGCGATCATCAACAGTAGCTCTAAAGCCCATCTTCTCAGCAATTTTCTTCTCGACTTCGTCGAATGAATCTACTGGCTCGCCTAGATCAATATCACGCCAAAAGCCGGCGTACATTAGTTTTTTAACTTCGTTCTCAGTCTTACGCATCACATGAGTTACACGTGGGCTAGACTCTAAATTAGAAGCGCCATAAGGAACAACTAAATCTTCAGCCGGTACAAACAGAGATACCTGACGCCCCATGCTTGGATCGTAATACACTTTTTTAAACGCATTGCCAGAAAGACCCAAGCCCCAGAGCATGCGCTCGTGTTCAGGGCGAAACTCTTTCATCTTTTCAGTGAGCTGGAAGTTCATGTCATCTGCAACACGCTCAGCAGCATCTTTTTTATCTTGTGTTTCTTTACCAATAATGACTGTCTTAACTGGGCCTGCTGCAGGGAATGTCTCCATGATTGTCTCAGCTTGGAAGCGGACAAGTGTTTCAGATAACAGTGGGTGATATACACCACAAGCGCCTTCCCATGGCTCGGTACGCTCTTCAATAGTCATGCCTAACAACTGCAAGCCATCTACATAAGTCTGCATCCAGTCTTTGCGTGAGCTGATATCTTCATCAAACTCACCAACTAAGTCACCAGCTAACTGTGCAAGCTCACCTTCATCAATATACTCAGCAAGGTTATCATCAAAGCCTTCTTCGTCTTCGCCCTTTTCCATGCGCATGATCGGTTTGCCATCAAGCCCAATCTCAACTGATTCTGGGTCTTCGATTGTTATCTCTAGAGCGTGCTCATCGCCCTCATCCTCCATTGGACCTAGAGCGCCTAAACCCATCGGGGCTTGTGAAAGTGACTTGTCTATTGCCATGTTATCTGTCCATTATCTAAGCCAAAGTTTGGCTTGGTTATATCTATTCCCTGCTTTTTCCAGTCATTTACAACCGCATCTATACTAGCCCTAGTTATTTCTGCAGGTCCTGCTTTAGAAGCAATATGAATTTGCTTCTGTATATACCGTTTTGCTTTTCTACTTTGTTTCCAATATTTAATACACCGCTTTATATACTTAAACATTGTAGTACCCCTTATTCCTTCGGCTTTTGAATTCTTTAATATCCTCTGGCTCGTCCGAATCGAGCGTAATAAACCCACCCCGTCTGAATCGTAACATGGCTTGAGTCATTGAGTCCACTAAGTCATCGTGCTCGCCTGACGGAAAACTTGCTACTTCTTCTACTAACTCTTCTGCCCATGAGGTTGCTGGTACCCACACTCTACCAGATGCAAACAAATCTGCTACCGCATTTAGACGTGCGATTTTGTCGTTGCCTTTGCTTGGGACATACTCTTGGACAGGTATGCCCATCTGGCGTAACTCAAATACTAGTGGTGCTCCCGATGCTTTAGCCTCGACGATCAGACAGTCCGGCTCCCACTCTTTGAAGTCATCAAACGCTTTTTGCTTAAGCTCTGGAAACTCCATACGTTTTTTGAACGAGTTGAGCAGGATAATATTAGCCACGTCCACACCCCGCTCATTAGGTGCGTAAAACACACCCCACGTCGTACTTGCGCAATAGTCGGACCGCTGCGTTTTTAGGAAGGCCGTATCCCAAGACTGAATTGTGAACTCACACATTGGCGGGTCATCGTGCTCCCATATCTGCCACCATTCTCGCTTAACAATTGCCGAGACATCAGACGTTGGTTGCTGCATGTACTGCGCCATCCACTTGCCATTAGGCAATTCATTCCTAAGCGCTTCAAGTTCAGACAGCTTCCAGAACTGTGGCCATAGTGGATCACCATCAGGTAAAATTGCAGGAAATTCAATGACTTCCCACTGCTCACCTGAGCGTTGCTGCGCTGCTTTAACTACTTGACCGGTCAAATCACGCTTAGACCACCGGGTCATCACTATTATAATAGCGCCCCCTGGTTGCAGACGCTGACGAGGACCTGATGTATACCACTCGTACGTCTTGTCATACACCTCTGGGTTGTTCTCGGCTATGGTTGCTTCTTGTTCTGAGTGAGGGTCGTCAATAATGAGGATATCTGCGCCCTTACCCGTAACTGCGCCTCCCACACCGATAGCAAAATAGTCTCCCCCCTGGTTTGTTGCCCACCGCCCAGCAGCTTTAGAGTCAGTCTGTAGTCCAACTCCTGGGAAGATAGACTGATAAACTTCGGAATCCACAAGGTTACGGACTTTACGTCCGAAGCCAACCGCAAGCTCCGCCGTATGAGCGGTTTCAATAATCTTTTTCTTAGGAAATTTGCCCAAAAACCACGCTGGGAGTAAATAAGAAGCAAATTCTGACTTAGTATGGCGAGGAGGCATATTAATAATAAGGCGTTTACATTCACCACGGGCTACCCTTTCAAAGGCTGCGGCCATTTCCTGATGATGTGCTCCATCAATGAAGTGTGGCCATACTTTATGGACAAAATCCATAAAACTTTCCTGACAATTTTCTTTTTCTACAGCGTCAACTGTCGTATCTAGTTGATCTTTAAGGACTCTTAGCTGGGATTCAGTCAAAGAATCCAAGTTTTGCATTAAAAACGCAAGCTCTTTGGGGTCTAGCTTAGGCTTTTTAGCTTCAGTCGTCTGTTTGGGCATCAATTATCTCTGTTGCTTCTACGTCGGTGACGGTTTTAAGCTGGTCTAAGCGTGATTCTGTCTTGGTTTTTGCGTTTATTTGGGTTGCCTGCATCAATTGGTTGATGCGTTCTTTAATAGCAGCCTTCAATTCATCAGAAGTTTGATGAGTAATAGTAATTTCTGAGCGATCTGTGAACAAATCTGAGGCTTTGCCTAGCAACTCTAACGCTTTAAGTGCAACTTTGTTGTCATCATCTTGGCTAATTTCCATCAAGCGGTTCACTACAATCGTTCTAACCTGCACTTTATCTGCAACTACTTGCTTTTCGTAGTGATTAATATAGCCAGCTAGTGCCATAGCTACGCCAGATGTCTTTAATGGCTCTTCTTTTTTAGTTGGATGGGTCTTAGTTTCTTTGCCAGGCTCAATTTGCTTGAACATTTCCAGTGCTTGTACACGTTCTTCTTCAGAAATGTCGTCGTCCATACCTAGCTCACGTAGGGCCATGGCAGTATTAGCGGCAATCTTTGCACGCTGCTCTAGAGTATCGCCTCGTTGTGGCTGAGCGATAGTTGGTATTTCTTTGTCGAGGTTTGGCTCGATTGGTATTTGCATGTGACCTGGTTTGTAAGGTTACTATGGTGCCGAGTATACACCAAAAGAAAAGGGGCGCAAGGCCCCTTGGTGTTATTTAGTTTTTTGGGTTTTGAAAAATTCTTTAGTAGCGGACAACACTGAGTTAAGCCAGAACTCATTTACGTCTTTAATGCGCTCTACCAATTCTTCGTACTGTTTGAAATATTTTTCTACTTGGATCATATATAACTCCTTAAGTTGGTTACGGACTCATTTATGAGTCTTTTGTATAGTATACGATACATTTTGTTGCATTGCAACATATATACCACCAGGGGGTAGGAATCCTTTTTGTTTAATGCCGGGGGGTATTTTTTGTAAAGAAAATGGAAATGATTGTAAAGAAAAACGATGGGGGTGGGGGGTAATTTTAAAAACACGTGATTGATTGTGCACATCATTGTGTATATGAGGCGTTGGTACCATCGACTGTATATATTGGGGGTGCCACCCTAGTGGGGTCAGCCTATGACTAGATTTTTCTGCTGTCAAAACAGTATTCAATTCACCTATGTATATCCACGAAGTAAAGAAAAATTTTTTGAAAAGGCTATATTGTCGGCGGTGCGAGTGCTCAATCAGTCCTACATAATCCTACACAATCCTGTAAAGATCATACCTATTCTTATTGTTTCATGTATACTTATTACATGGGGTAAACAGTCGCTTACTTCATACATTCTATTAACTGCGACTAGGAGATGTAATCATGGCTAAAGCCAATACAGTTGTACCAAGTGATGTAGTTGTTCAAATCGTTGAAGCTCCAAAGGCTGAGTATGTTGTATCAGTCAGCGAAGCGCAACAAATCGACACAGTTGTCGAAAAGTTCATCGAAGCTGATGAGTTGTTGTTTGAGGGTGATGTGCTGATGGAAACTACAGCCAAAGCTCTCGCTAAGCTGTTCGGTGTTAATCCTACTTATGCTCAATGGAATACAGTCAAAGCCATGTGGGTTCGTAAATACATGGGTCGTATTCCTCAGGCTACTGAGGATAGCTCTCAGAAACAATGGGAGCGCTTAGCAAAGCGTATGGCTAAAGAAACAGGCTTGTCTAAGCCAAGTGCGCCAAGCAAAGCGGCACAAACTATGTCGGCTAAGCGGGCTGAGCAACAGGCTAAGTTGCAGGCTTTGCCTGATGGTGAGCTAGTCGATCTCATGGTCGCTTATGTCAATGGTCAGGATTTTTCCAAAGCCAATGAGATAAAGAAAGAGATTGGTCGTCGCACCAAGGAAGCCAACAAAGGCAAGGAAGATGAAGTCAAAGCCATGCGTGATCGTGTTATCAAGCAGATCAAGCAGACTGCCGACATGGAATTGCTTGCTAAGGTTTCAGCTATGTTGCCTAAGTTAGTCGATGCTAAAATGTAATTGCGTAGTTCTCTCGTATCACCTAAGCCCTATCGAGCAATCGGTAGGGCTTTTTTTTCGCCCTCTTTTTATTTTTGCCAAGCTCTGCTTAGGAACGGTCATTTGTAGCAACGCCATAGCCCTTTTGGGAATTCCCTTAGTTCGGCTCTGCGTATACGCAGAGTAACACATAGTTTTTCGGCTGTCAAGGGTTTTGTAATGTTCTAATGTTATTTATAATGTTCTTCGTAAGTCCTTGATTTTATTACATTGTTCCTATTGTTCTAATGTTCCTGACCTCATTTTACTTTTTTGAAAAAACTTCGTTCGAAAGACCCCCTTCGCATAGTGCTAGAGCATAGGACAATTTGCTCCCCGTATAGCGTTTTGACATATATAGAACATTAGAACAATATAATAACAATACCCTTTAAACCCTTATACTATAAGGCTCTGAGAATGTTCCTGAGCTTCGAACATTAGCCGAACATTAGAACAAAACCCCGAACATTACCTTTTATAAGCACGCACAGGCGCACACAATCTATCCAAGTCCCACCCAAACCTGCTATATCTAACCTTGAACACCGAGTACGGCACATTGAATTGCTTTGCCCAATACGCAAGTGTCCCACGAACTCCATCATGCTCAACATACACAAAGTCAGTCATACAAACTCCTCTCGTCTAAAATGTTCCTCATTGTTCCACAAAATACAGTCGCTGTCAATACGAACAAAAACCCAAAATGGCTAACATAAACTTGACATTGTAAGGTAAATCAGGTATAATAGATGTATAGTGGTAATCGGTAGTTATTTATGTGTTTATTGTCTTTTTATGTATTGCAGTCCAACCAAACAAATCGACAATCCCGTCGAAATGTTACAAACCAAGAGGAGAAGCAAATATGTCCCATCACGACAAAATCTTTACGCATCTGTTATGCACAGTATGCAATCTTCCACGAGTCACGCAAGGTCGCTACGACCACCAAAAAAGCCACAAGCTCAAGATCACATGCCATGCGTGTGGCGACATCATCGCCAAGCAAGAAATCAAGCGCAAACAAAGCCGAGTATTGCCGATCAACAAATCAACTCCGACATATATCAGCGACATCAGCTTACTGCGCCAACTCAACCCAAAGAGGACAACATGAAAATCAGAACCAAAGGAGCAATCAGGCTACCCATGCCCATTGACCATAACTCAATCCACCAACGCATTAAAGACCTGAGCACAATCGGGGAGAAGCGGGAATTGGTAGGAAAAACTAACCCTTTCCTGTATGCGTTCGGAAAGAAATTAAAACCAGCTAGTTATGCCGACTACCTTGCAAGACAGGGGAACGAGTAATGGGCAAGTTAAAAGCAACGCTAATCGAGGGGCAAGAGAAAGCAAAGACTGCCCTGATGGACATTGCCATCAACCGCAGTTGGATATGGATGCAAGAGTATGACCCCGAGTCGGGTCAGGTCGTAGCACGCAGACAGCCGTGGGCAAACGAAGCTCGTCATGCTTTTATCGATGGGTTTTTAGAGGGCTTCCAAGCCAAGTTCTTTGAACAAAACGACAAGTGAGTCGATATGTTAACGATTGAGTGGTATTTAGTAGGAGCAGTTGTATGTAGTGTGGTGATGCTTGTCCTGTATTGGGCAGGTGTTTTTATTAACAAAGCAGTTGAATTTATTTTGGAGGTGTTTAGTAAATGAGTTATATGAAAAGAATGTGGGCAGAGATGCTATTAGAACCACCTGAGCCACCGCCTTTTCCTGAGGTTATCTATTCTCAAGCAATAGATGAAGCGATTGACTTGTTGGAAACAACGCAGAAGAAAGGTATTTACCAAGACCATAGGATTGCTCTCGCTTGGCAAGCTATGCGTATTCTTAAGCAAGCGAAGGAGAAAGTAAATGAACTATCCCAGTAAAACCCTGATTAAAAACATTACCCCCGTAGCCCGAACTTTATCGGAAGCCAACCGAGATGCACGCTATGCGTGTGCAGTACAGACTTTTAAGTCTGATGCGAAGCTGACTTTAGCTTTTATTGCCGACTGTCTAGTCGGGTTCGTTGTAACTCTAGCATTAGCCTCGCCATTCATGGTGGGACTTTATATGTGGTTAAACAAATAGGAGGAAACCATGAAACCACAAGCGTATGAAGCATTACAAAAAGCCAAGGCATTGTTCCGTCACCCAGCCGAGGTGTTGCAAGACGACATCCCCGAAGAAGTAAAGTCCGCATTTCCTGACGGAATCCGTAAGCCCAAAGTAGTTCTAATCCCAACCAACGCACCAAAGTTTGATAAGGAAACTATGAAACAAGAACATAAACAGGAAAAACAACCAACATCCATCCAGCTTAGTAAACAAATCGACAAGTATGTCGAAATGTCAGTAACCGAAGCCTGCGAAGCATGCATCAAGATGGGCGTTACCAAGCCATCAGCCATTGCTAAAGAAACAGGCAAGAAGGTCGAGCAGATCTACACATCTATGTGGCACTTGCGCAAGCGCAAAGCTAAAGCCAAGCAACAGGCAAGAGCTAAAGCAGTAGCTAAGAAAGGCGAATGGAACGAGAAGCAAATGCCAACGCCAAAGCAACAGGCAGACTATTGGAACAACCTCAAGCCATTGAGTGATGACTTTAGTCGTGAGCCAACTGCATATGAAGACGCACACCATGTCGTGTTCAAGAGCCGTGCCGAGTATGAGAAGGAAATCGAACGGCTCAACCAACGCATTACCGACCTACTAATCGAGAAGCAAGAGCAAAGCGTCATCATCAAATACTTTGAAAGGAAGTTGCATGTATAGCCACCAAGGGTATAACTCAGCCCGTATCCCTATGCTTGAGAGTCACGCACAAGCTAAGCAACACTTCGAGAACACCAAGCCTATTCGTGGTAGAAGCACGGAGATCAGACCGCTTGGCGCAAATCGTCGCTTTAGTTGGTATGAGATAGTCAAGAAACAGATAGCCGTTGATCTCTCACCAGAAAACCCGTTGGGGTCACTAGCGTATAGCTATGCGGCAAGGCTATATCAAACCGACTGTGTCGAGTGGCTACCTAATGGTGATGTGATAGTGCGGGTCAATGCGTGGAAAAGTCCGACGACTATGGGGTTCATGACCTTCTCATTGCGTGCGTATGGCACAGTCCAGTCTTATGGTGGCAAGTGGTATTTCACCAACAAGAAAGGGCAAGAATACAAGATGCCTACTAGCAAGGGTGAGGAGATGGTTTTGCGTGTAGATGAGCAGGGCTTTTATCAGCCGACACTCGTACCAACGGAATACAGATACAAAGCCAAGCGCAAGGAGCTCAACCGCATACGCAAGGTGTATCAGGACTTTATTGAATACACCAAGAATATGCTGTCTATCGACAACAAGATCAACACCGATATGGGTCGCAAGATATACGAGGACTTAGGTTTGAGTTCGCAAAGGGTATTGGGCTACTCACAATGGGGCAACGCACCAGCTAATCGTAGTGGGATGTTGCAAAAAATCATAGTGGCTCAGCGTGATAACGACTTAGACCTTATGTATAAGTTGGCAACCTATTGTGCTTATGCCTTTGGTGGGTATAGCTATCGTGAAGGGTATGGCTGTCAGCCTAAGTGGTTTATCAATGGGTTCAATGAAGTATTGAAGTATGCGTATTACAAAGATGTATTCGAAGCAGTAGAACAACCGCAAGGTATTGCGTTCCATGATCGCAATGCTAAGTATGTTGAGTAGTAAACCAAAACAATTCGACACTCATGTCGAAAAGTTCAACAATCCAAACTAAAAAGAGGAAAACGAAATGTCAGAAGTATTATTGAACCGCAATGTAACTTTAAAAGAAGCAGAAGATTTAATCCTTGCAATGGGTGGTGATGGAACAGCACACCTTATGGGAGAACCAGGTGTTGGCAAGACATCAATGTTTAAGAACCTCGTAGCACGCACAGGCTTTAAGGGTATCTACATCGATGTGCCTAATGTGGAGCTCGGCGAGTTGGGTATTCCAATTCCTAATCACGAAACCAAGACGACTATGCTCTATCCGAATGAGCAATGGGGATTTCATACAGGCGAGCCACTAGTTATCTTTGCCGACGAGTTTACTAAAGGACATCAGGCAGTTAAGAATATGCTTCATCCAATGCTCAACAACCCACGACAAATTATGGGTATCCCCTTACACAAGGATACGATAGTCGTAACGGCAGGTAACTACACGACCGACGGGGTAGGCGACAACATGATGGCTCACTCTCGCAATCGCATTACTGTTATGAATGTCAAGAAACCAAACGCTGGCTTTAATCCTGATGGCTCAGTTGATGAGAACTCATGGGGTGAGTGGGCATTGAAGAATGATATTGCACCCGAAGTATTGGCATGGGTTAAAGAAACACCGCAGGCTCTATCGTCATACCTCGATGCTGGTCAGGCAGGCAACAAGTATATCTTCAACCCCAAGGAAGTTCAGAAGTCCTTTGTGTCACCTCGTAGTTTGGAGAGAGCGTCAAACATTCTCAAGCGTCGTAGCCTGACAACGGAGAACGCAATCATCTGTGCATTGGAAGGCACGATTGGTGCGCCTGCGGCTCGTGATCTGATGGCGTATGTTGCAGTAGCCGATAGCTTACCTACATGGGAAGAAATCTGCAAAGACCCAACCAACGCAAAAGTCCCGACATCGCCTGCCGCTTTGTGCTTGCTAGCTTTCTCAGCAGTTCAGAAGATTGACAGACAGAGCATCACTAAGTTCTTTGAGTATCTCAAGCGAACACCGAAGGAGTTGCAGTCTGTGTTCTGCCTATCAGGTATGAAAGACGACGAGAAGAAGAAGTTGTTTTTTACAAGCCAATCCTTTGTTGATTGGATGCGTGTTAATCAGTATTTATTCTAAGGAGATGTATATGAAGAAAGACGATAAGTTGTTTGGTAAGTTCAACGATCTTAAAAACCGTATCGGAGATATGTTGCAAGACGAACAAGTAGAACTAGGTATGGTCATTACATTGCTCACTTATATGTTAGTTGATACGGCTTTATATCAGGCAGATATTGAGCCTGCCGTATTGATTGCTAAGTTTGCAAAGAATGTAAATGATGTTCATGAACTAAACAAAAAAATTGAAGAAGGAGAAAGCAATGAGCAGACTATCAGCAGAACAACGCATTGAACGCACTCATGTGCAGTTGATGAAGCACCCAAACTTCTGTTTGTTCTCAGGCTTATTCATGATAGGCAAGGTAGAAGTCCGTGACGAAACAAGTAGTGGCACGGCTCAGACCAACGGGCTAGATGTTATCTACGACCGAGACTTCATTAACAGACTGAACGACAAGCAGTTGGCTTTCCTTATATTGCACGAGAATATGCACAAGGCATACCGACATCTTATTGTGTGGCGCAAGCTATACAAGGAGAACGCTATGCTCGCCAACCTTGCGTGTGACTATGTTATCAATCTGCAAATTGTAGACTACGACCGAAGTGGTGCAGTAGTTGAGATGCCGACTGATGAAGATGGTAATGTCATGGGGTGTATTGATGAAGAGTATCGTGACATGGATGCGCACCAAGTCTACAACCTTCTTGTTAAGAAGCATGGCAAGGATGCAGGCAAGGTTAAGGTTCTTGTTGTCGGGAACGGTCATTCTTCTGATGGGCAGGGTGGTGAACAAAACGACAGCGATGTCGAAAAGTTACCGCAAGGCTTTGACGAGCATGATTGGGATGGTGCGCAAGACGGAACACCCGAAGAACAAGAAGCGCAAGCTAAAGAGATCGAGTCTGCTTTGCGTCAAGGTTCTATTCTTGTAGGTAAGATGGGTGGCAATGTCCAGCGTGGTATCAGCGAGATGCTTGTGCCCAAGATTGATTGGAAAGAAGCGTTGCGTGATTTCGTTAAGTCAGCCACACAAGGCAAGGACAAGACAACATGGCGCAGACTGCACAAGAGATATATAGCTTCTGACATCATCATGCCGAGCAGTTACAACGAGAATGTTGGGTCAATCATCATCGGTATCGACACATCAGGCTCTATTGGGACTGCGGAGTTAAATCAGTTTCTATCCGAGGTGAAGTCTATCTGCGAGGAAGTTAGTCCCGAAGCTATTGATCTACTGTATTGGGATACTCATGTGGCATCACGAGAAACATATACGCAAAACGAGCTTTCCAGTCTCACGACTGAGACTAAGCCTGCTGGTGGGGGTGGAACAGACCCAACATGTGTGCCTAAGTTTATGGCTAAGCACAACATTAGAGGCGAGTGTCTACTCATGCTAACTGATGGCTACATCGGAGCACAAGATGCGAGTGACTATGCGTCGCTTGGTTCTATCCCCCTGTTGTGGTGTGTCAAAGGCAACGAGAGATTCCAATCAGTAGTAGGCAAGACTGTCCATGTTGAATAAGGAGAAACAAATGGTAGCTAAGAAAGTAAATGTGTCAATCAATCCTGAGACGATGAAGTCTCTAACCGAAATGCGATTAAGGCTTTCCCAGGATCTGGGCTTTGTACCATCCTATTCGCAAGTAATACAACACCTATTGAAACAAAACGACAAGAGTGTCGAAATGTTAACCAACGAAGGAGATGCAAATGAGTAACGAAATCAGTATTGGCTCATCAGCCATGTTAGTAGAGTTGTCCATCAGTTCATGGAC